GCAAGCCCGAGTGGCGCAACAGCAAGTTGCCCCGCAAGAAGCTCCGTCTCAGGGACAGATCGCGAATGCAGCCAAAAACCCAGAGAAGTGGGAGCAGCTCAAGGAAGATTTCCCCGAGTGGGCTGGAGCGATGGAGGAGTACGTCGCATCTAAGCTAGGGTCCGTTCAGTCACAGCAGGGGCTTGATCCCCAGCAGGTTGCTGCATTCGTGCAGCAGCAGGTTGACCAGACCAAAGCAGAGATGAGGCAAGCCATCGAAGAGGCGCGTGTGGATGGCAAGTACGAGAACTGGAAGGACACCGTGAACACTTTGGAGTTCACGCAATGGTTCACCGTACAGTCGCCGGAAATTCGGTCTCTGGCAAACAGCGACTCAGCGCGAGACGCAATTCGTATGCTGGACTTGTTCCACGAAACGAAGAAACGTTCCGCGTCGGATATCAAGCAAGAGCGTGGGCAGCGACTTGCTGCTGCCGCGACAACTCGACCCGGCCAGACACCGCCGCCCAAAACATTGGACGACATGTCGCCAGAAGAGCTTTGGAATTACGAAGCCGCAAAGCGCGAAAAAACTAAAGCGCAGCGCGGGTTTTAACTTAATCATGTAAAGGAACAGCAATGGCTATTCAAAATTATTCAACCGTAGCGTCGCGTAACCTAATCCGCGCCGCACAAGGCATGCTTGAGCATGCACAACCCATCACAGTTCTGGGCGACTTCGGTACCCAGCGCGAGATGCCGATGAACTCGACCGACACTTTGGTCTTCCGTCGTACACTGCCTTTCGGTGCTTCGACTGCTGGTACCACAGTTGAAGGTTCTTCTCGCTACGTGGGCACCCCACAGATCACCGCTTCGAACTTCGTGTTGGCTGAAGGCGTTACGCCTAACAGCAACACGATCTCTTTCCAAGACGTGACTGTCACCCTGCAACAGTACGGCGTTCTGTTCAAGTACAGCTCGAAAGTCGAGCAACTGTACGAAGACGACATCCCCGGCGAAATGGTCAAGCTGACTGGCGAGACTCTGGCCGAGGTGATGGAACTGGTCCGTTACGGTGTTCTGAAAGCTGGCTCGACTGTTGTCTACGCAAACGGCACCAGCCGCTCTGCTGTTAACACCGCGATCAGCCTGAACGCTATTCGTAAAGCCGCACGTACTCTGGAATCGAACCGTTGCCGTCGTGTGACTTCGCGTCTGGCTCCCGGCGTCAACTTCGCAACCCGTGCTGTGCAGCCTGCGTATATCGTGTTCTGCCACACTGATGCTGTTGCTGACATCCGTAACCTGCCCGGCTTCACCCGCGTTGAAGACTACGGTTCATTCAAGCCAATCCACGATCGCGAGATCGGTGCTTGCGAAGACTTCCGTTTCATCTCTTCGCCTCTGCTGACCAGCTTCGCTGCTTCTGGTTCCGGCACTCTGAACGGCATGTTGTCGGTCGGCGCTGCTAACGTTGACGTGTATCCGTTCATCGTTATTGGTGAAGACGCTTGGGGTCAGGTTGCACTGAAGGGCATGCAGGCTATCAAGCCTGTCGTCCTGAAGGCATCGCAGACTAACCACGCCAACCCACTGGGCCAGTTCGGCTACGTTGGTGCTTCGACATGGTTTGCTACCGTGCGTCTGAACGACGCATGGATGGCACGTATCGAAGCCGGTGTGACCGCTCTCTAATGATTAGCCGGGGCTTCGGCCCCGGCGTCTATTAAAAAGGAAAACATCATGCCAGCAGAGTCAGTAAAAGAACGGATGATCGGCGTTACCGATGGCCTGACCAAGAAAGAATTGCAACTTCTGGTCGCAGCATTGGTAGACGGTCTTCAAGTCATCATGGCTAAACTCGATGCAGATACAGGTGTCGGTGACACCAACTATGCAGCGACGTTTGCAACCTACATCGTAGATTAAGGAGAAACACCATGTCATACAATATTGAACAAATTAACAGTGGCTTTCAGTCGCTGACAGCAGCAGGTCTTGCAGAAGGCACCAACGCCAACACCTACAAGACTACCAACACTTTGGCTTTCACCATCAACGGTGTGTTCAAGTCCAAAGGCGCTACGGATAACGTTGCGTTTACTTCCGGCATTGGTACCGTTCCTCCTTCCAGCGCAGCTCTGTACGCTGTCTGGATCGACACCAGCGGTAACTTCAGCAACACCCGTGGTCCAGTGGTTGATGCTGCTGATCCTTGCCCAGTGCCTACACAGACCACCGCTAACGTGGCTCTGGTCGGTCTGATCAAAGTGGTTACCAACTCCTCGACTACTTTCACTCCCGGTAGTACTGATCTGGGCGCAGCAGGTGTTACTGACAGTTTCTTCGACTGCTCAGTCATGCCGGGCGCAGCACTGTAAGATTGCCGTCTCCTCCTCCGAGGGACCCTTTGGAAGGCCACTCCGGTGGCCTTCCTTTTTTGACGGCTTGTTTTTTCAACGTAAGGAGAATGGCAAATGAGTAAAAATAAAATGACAGGGATCGAGATTAGCGACGATACCCCGACAATCGAACCTGTAGCGGCTGTTAAAGATTTTCGTGAGTTGGCAGCAGAAGAATCTTTCATGAACGAAGTTGTCACTGTTCTTGTTCATGCGACGACTGACGAAAACCAATCGCCCCACGTCATCGTAAACTGCAACGGCATGAATCAACCAATCATCCGTGGCGTCCCGACAGACGTAAAAAGAAAGTACGTAGAAATTCTGGCACGCATGAAAGAGACACGTTACAGCCAGCACGTACACAACCCATCGGCTCCTGATCAAATTGAACTGCGTGCCCGTCACGGCTTGTCATACCCATTTGATTTGGTGGAAGACAAGAACCCCCGTGGCCGCGCTTGGCTCAATCACATATTGGCTGAACCTGCATGAACTTCCTACAGCTAGTCAACCAGCTACGCGTTGAGTGTGGCGTCTCCGGACCACCGCTGTCTACCGTTGCCGGCCAGCTTGCCGGCAGCGAAAATGCACGCATGGTCACATGGATTCAGCAAGCTTGGAATGATATCCAAACGAGCAAGGAAGACTGGCTGTTTTTGCGGGAACCTGTTGTATTTAATACCGTTGCTTTGCAACAAATCTACACACCGGTGGAAGCCGGTTTGACCATGGCCACGTTCGGAAACTGGAAGCGTGACAGCTTCCGGTGTTCGAGCGTGGGGTCAAACTACACCGACGAGCAGTTGATGAATTACATGGAGTGGACCACGTTCCGCAACCTGTACATCTACGCCAACATGCGCTACACCTACACGCGCCCTGTTGTCGTCACTATCGATCCACACAAGAACCTTGGATTTGGCGCGATACCCGACATCCCTTATGTGATTAACGGCGAGTATTACACTCAGCCAGTTGAACTGACAGTTGATGCTGACGTGCCGGCTCTACCAAGCCGCTTTCACATGATCATCGTTTACCGAGCGATGATGTATTACGCAGGCTATGAGGCTGCACCAGAGGTCATGTCACGCGGCGAGTTTGAGTACAAACGTCTGTACTCACGTTTAGACATTGACCAGCTCCCGACAACGGTTAGTGGACCGCCTTTGGCGTAAGGAGACGCAGCCATGCCAATGCCTGCGCCGCAAGTTCAATACGATCTGGTCTATCTCAAAGGTGGACTTGACCTTGTCACCCCAACACTGGCGTTGCCTGCCGGTATTGCCAGAGACGCATATAACTTCGAGGTATCTATTACTGGCGGCTATACCCGGATTGCCGGTTACGAAAGGTTTGATGGTAGGCCAGCGCCTTCTTCTGCCGTATATACGTCGATCCAAATCAGTTTGACTGGTGCGATTAACGTAGGTGATTCAATCGTCGGCGTCAGTTCGGGTAGGTCCGGCACCGTCATTGCAGTTAACGGCGGAAGTATTTACTACACAAAATCCACCGGTACTTTTACCGTTGGCGAAACAATCAATGTTCTTGGCGTAGCTAAAGGTACGGTTGCTGCTTTAGCCGCAACGACCAGTGTGACTGCGGCGCAAGAAGTGGAATATTTTGGTCTTGCAGCCAATGTCTATCGAAACGATATAACAGCGGTTCCCGGCAGCGGCCCAATACGTGGCGTGGTGGAATTAGGCGGCACCATCTATGCGTGGCGAAATAATGTTGGCGGTACCGCAATGGCTATTTATAAATCCACCGGCGCAGGCTGGGTCAACGTAGCCCTTGGATTTGAGCTAAGTTTTAATACGGGCACCGCCGAGATATTTGAAGGCAATGTGATCACCGGTGCAAGCAGCGGCAGGACCGCCACAGTGACTCGGGTTGTTCTTGAAACCGGAAGCTGGACAGCCGGAACAGCAGCAGGCCGTCTTATATTTGCCAGTGCTTCCGGAAACTTTACCGCCGGGGAGCTTTTGCAAGTATCGGCGGCTAACAAAGCAACTGTCGTTGCGGTTCAAACAGCAATCACTCTTGCGCCCAGCGGTCGAGTTGAAACGGTAGCAGGCAATTTTGGCGGAACTGATTTAAACCTTCGTGTATATGGGTGCGACAACG